ATTCAACCAAAGGATTGTACCATCCGATATCATCACCATGATTCTTGTGATAAGCAGATAGCTTCATTAGTGGCAAATTAGGAAAGTTATGTCCATCTACATCTATTAATCGAACTTTCATTTTTCTCCTATCCAAATGCTACCTGTCCGTTATTCTGCATGTAAATCACCGGCGCAGCTTTACACTCCATATCTCTCAATCAGCTCCTTATAATCGTCACAAATCTGAATGTGATGCTTCTTTTCCAAATCATCAACCATTTCAGACAATGATGTTTTTCCAGAATTAATATCATTGACGTAGTTATTAATTCTTTTCACGGATTTCATGTAACGTTTCCATCCCCATCCGTGCAATTCGTGCATTACATAAAACAAAATCACAAAATTCAGCACGTCAGACCAGTTCTTTCCATCCTCGAATCCATCATCAAAGGCTTTCAACTCCATCTCCTTTAACTCTTTCTGGCAGTTCTGGATAGACTGCGCAAACATATGAGCCTGCTGATTCGTGTACGGAATGAATGCTTTCTTTTTCTGCTTGATTTTTAACTTTCCCATCCAACAGCCCTCCTTATTTTGCCTGCCAGAGCATCGAACTCCATCAGCATCCTCATATCGTTTTTATTTGATTTGCAGATTGTGTCCCGCCCATCGTACACAATCGCATATCTTTCATCGAGCAGACAGGCTGAATAAACCGCCCTTGATACCTGGCTTCTTGTTTTTCCGGTCAACTCCGAAATCTGATCAATGGTCATTTCCCCAACATATTTCGTTCCGTCATATACGTCATAAAGTTTCATGTTTCTTCGCTCCTACCAAATCATATGTCCTGTGCGAACCGGTACCGTGAAATACGATCAATCCATCATCCTCGAACTGTCTCAGGTGTCTCTGCACAGCTGTCATGCTAATTTCCAGTTCATCAGATATAATTCTTGTCGTCGGTGTGCCTTTATGCGATTTTGAGTATTTCAAAATAAAATAATAAATATCCCGGCGGTTCTGCTTCCATTCCATATGTTTCCGATGTCTAAAATTATCCATTTTTACGATTCCTTTATAAAAAATCTTCTATACCTATCTGACTGTTTTCCTCAAAAACAAGCATTTCTTCTTTTGCTCTCTTAAAGAAATTTCTATCAATTTCAAAGCCGAAAGCATTTCTTCCTATTTCATGTGCAGCTCTTAACGTTGTCCCACTTCCGCAACATGGGTCTATTACTACATCTCCGGGATCAGTAAACGTTTCAATCAATCTTTTTAAAAGTTTTACTGGCTTTTGCGCCGGATGAATTTTAGGAATATCTTTTCCATCTTTCTCCCAATCGAACCAGTTAAAAACCATGTGCCCTGTACCTCTGATTGTTTTTCCGTTTTCGTCAGTCTGAACGCCGTTCCTAAACTTAGGAAGCCTGTCTCTGTAAAACAATAATGCGTATTCCGTAGCTCCAACCACACGCATATTCGCTTTTAATACTTGAGGGCTGTAATTTTTTATGAAAACAAGCGGGATATAATGTACAAAACCATGTTTTTCAGCAGCTTTAATCAATGTTTGTGTTTGTTCAAACGAGCAAAATACAATCATGCATGGAGAATTGCTACTTCTTCCTCTTGGTACAGGTGTTGTATCTTCTTTTTTTAACATTCTTGAACAAAAGTGAAAGTATTCATATAAGTTAAAATTAAAATCTGAATTAAAGGCAGCTTTTCCCGCTAGTTTACTTTCGCCATTTTTATT